AGACCCGGTGACCATTCCTGCGCCCCTGACGGCAAGCGGCGTGGCGACCGTTGGAGCCCCGCCCGGTCGCGGGGTGCGGACCCTCGAAGTCGCCATGGCGAACGAGTGGGCGTATCGCAGTTCCGGCTTGTCGCAGACCACCACGGTCACCCTTAGCGACACCGAAGAACTCACGCTGACCCCGGCGTTGATCCCGAACACGACCGGCCTGTACCGGGTCTACTACCTTCGCAGCCCTGACCTTGGCCTCTACGCTTGGCGCAAGGTCACGGACACGGCGGGGGTCACGGCGGTCAACCCCGTAGGCGGTGTGACCCTCACCCCGGACACAAGCGTTGGCTTCCTGACCGGTCAGACCTACGCCCTCTCCTTCCCCCGCTACCAAGAGGACGGTGGGATGCGTGAGCGTTACCGGCTGTACCCCCGGCAGGCCGAAGAACTGCCTTACACGGTTCGGTACTTGGCCCGCCCTCGCCCCTTGGTCGAGGCAACCGACACCCCGGACATTCCGGCGGCCCACCGGGTCATCATCGCTTACCGGGCACTTGTCCAACTTCTAATGAAGTCAGACAATGCTTCCGAATCGGCCCTGTACGAGAAGCGGTACGACGGCGAACTCTTGAAGATGGAGCGCCGCTACTTGATCGACGCCGCCCGCCGCATTGTGAAGGGTGACTTCGCCGTTGCCGGTGCCCAACGCTTCAACAGATTCGGACCCTTGCGGCAGGTGCCATAATGAAGGGCACGACGGTAGAAGCCCGCAAGTTGGGGGGGTTGCAGACGACCCTTCCGCAAGACGGGTCGAACGCAACCGAGATCACCAACTTCACCGTGGACCACGACACGGAAGGTTGGTCCTCGCGTGTGGGCTTCGAGCGTTATCGCCCGGACCCCATTGACGGCTTCCAGCCCTTCCAGAACACGGGGCGCATTGACTCCCTGTTCGTCTACCAAGGCGGGGGTCAAGGTTCCCGGCAGACCATTCTCTTGGAGAGCCTTGGCACCCTGTACCTCGTCCACGAGCCCGTGACCCCCGCCTTCCAGTTGCTCCCCATTCGGACGGGTCGCAGCATCCCCACCCCAAGTCAGCCCGCGTCTACTTACTGCGAGGTGGCCGGTGGGGTCGTGGTCTGCAACGGCGACGACGCGCCCCTGTTCATTCGCCCTTGGCCGGTCGGTGGTGTGTCTGACGCCCCTTCCACGGTCCTTACGCAGATTGCCCGGCCCCTCGGCTTCGCGGCCAACCCCCGTGCCCCGGAAGCCCTGACCGTCCTTACAATGTCGTCTACCTTCGGGTCCATCATCACGCAGACGGGTGACGCCGTGAGCCTGTGGTGGCCGACCAAGCCGGGTGCCATCGGGCAGTACGGGGATTGGGGTCTTGGGTTCGCCAAGAACACTTCGGCCAACCCCGGCAAGGGCAACACCTACGCCTACAAGGTGTCCTTCATCAGCGACACCGGTTCCGAGAGCGCATTGTCCTTGCCGGGCGACACCTCTTGGGAACTCAACGGGAATGTCGAAGGCTTCCACTACGGGGTCGCGCTTCGCATCCCGACCGGCCCGCCCGGCACCGTGGGTCGTCGCATCTACCGGACCAAGAACTACCACGAAGATAGCGGCACCCCCGGCGACGACACGCCCTACTTCTTGGATGATGTTCGGAACAATGTCGAGGAACTGTTCTTCGACCCCTACGCCAGCGTGTCCCTTGGTGCCGAGGCCCCGTCCGTTGCCCTGACTTCGGCGTTCCCGGCACCCCGCGCCCGGTTCTGCGCCGTGTACCAAGACTGCGTGTTCTTGGACGGCGGCATCGTAGACCAGAACACCCTGTACTTCTCGAACCCCAATAAGCCGGACCAGTACGGGGCGGCGGACTTCATTCGCTTGTCCGGTGACGCGGGCGGCATCACGGGCCTGTTCGGGCACTACACGGTCTTGGTGGTCCTGCGGGAGAACGGGGTCAGCGTAGTCGAGGGCAACTTCACGGACGGGTTCAGGGCCACCACGGTCACCAATCAAGTCGCTTGCCGGTCGCCCCAAGCCATTGACGCGGTGCCCGGCGTCGGCATTGTGTTCTTGGCCCAAGACGGCATCTACGCCTTGTCAGGCGGCTTGGTGGGCGGGTCGGAACTGACCCTCACCCGCTTGTCGCAGCCCATTGAGGCCGTGACCCGGCGCATGACCCCGGACTGCACGGCCCGCGCCGTGGCCCGGTACTCCCCCACCGAACGGGCGTGGCATTGCTACTTCGCGGCGGACGGCAACGACCGGCCCAACCTTGGCGTCGTCTACCATGTAGAGAAGGAAGGCTGGACCGTCCGTGAAGGGTTCCCGGTCGGTGCCTTGGACCGCCTGTTCGGCGGGGAGTTGGTGTTCGGGCACAACACCGGCAACGAGGCCGCCACGCAGCAGAACCCCAACCCCCCGTGCGGCCTGTTCGTCATCACCTCACGCCGGGCCATGGGCGGGACAATCACGCAAGACCAGTTCGTGTACGGACCCCCGCCTTCTTCCGGCTACAAGTCCGCATGGCTTGACCTTGGGGACGCCCAAGTACAGAAGCAGGTTCACTATGTAACCTTGTGGGTCGGCACCACGGGGTCGTTCGGCTTGGAGGTCGAAGCCTACAAGGACTTCCAGTTCGACCCGGTGGGGCCGAGCCAACCCTACAAGATGCAGCCCCCGGACGCAGACTTGAAGCCGGTGTTCGGCCCGACCACCTTCCCGGTGACCCGTGACCCCGGCACTTGGGGTCAGTCCCGTTGGCAGGGCGTCCGGGTGGTCCCGGTGAGGGTCAGCGTGGCGGTGCAGTCTTGCGCGTGGTTCGCCTTCGCCTTCAAGACCACCGACGACATTGTTCTTGTCGGGTGGGAGGTCGAGTTCACCGCTCGCGGAACGCGGGTCAGCGCGGGGCAGAAGGCATGAAGAAGTGGACTTCCTACCAAGCCCGTGACAAGCACCTGCTTGACGCCGAGCAACCGAACTCGGAACTGCGCGATCATCAGTCGAGCATGACCACGCTTGACCGGAGCCAACTCCCGGCCAGTTCGTTCACTTACAACAACCTTGTGCCATACGCCCTTCACCGGGCCTATGTCGTTCCCTTGACCCCGGCCATCGCACCCGCCGAAGCCGGGGAACAGTCCCTTGTAGACACCGCAACTTCTTCAACGCAGTTCCAATGCGCTACTTACCAGAACTATGGCGGCGGCTACCGCACTCTATTCACGGGCACCTTGACGGGGTTCAAGGGCGGGAACTTGTATATCGAGTGCCAAGGGTGCGGCTATGTGAACCCCCTGGCCCATCAGACACACAACAACGGTTACCCTCCGAACCCCAAGTTCATCGGCCTGCGTATCTTGGTGGCCGGGGTCAATGTCGCTGAATCTATGGGGTCGGCGTCCGGTGGGTGTGAGGGCTTCCGCCTTATGGGCACGGCCCAACTGCCCCCCGGCGACCACCAAGTTCTCGTACAATGGAAGGGCACGCCGCCCGGTCAAGACGACCCCATTGTGACCTTCACCGGACCCTTCCACATCATGCAGTACCACATATGGTCCGCCAAGGTCTTGGCCGTTGGTCGGTGGAGGTAGACCGTGAGCCGCATCACCCGCACCCCCTACCAGCCCGGCGACCTTGCCGACCCTGCCCGTGCCAACGCGGACTTCGCGGCGTTCTCGCAACCGGGGGCCATTGACGGCTTCAACCTTCGGGACGCCGCCATTGACCTACCGCAACTCGCCAGCAACATCATCATTCTGAACACGGCCACGACGGAAGTAGGCACGGGTGCCGCCGGGTGGCACCACGACGCCCCGAACATCGCGCCTTCGTCTATTGTGACCCCGGCGACCAAGACGCCCCTTGTGGATGCCTCGGGCAACCCCACGCCGCTTGGCCCGTTCGCTTGGAACCTTGTGGCCGGGGATGTTCTGCGGGTCTATTGGGACTTGAGCGTGCGCCCGAAGTACGCGGGCACCCCTTGGGTCGGGAACTTCGGAG